AAAAATCCTAAAGCGAATCGTTGTGCTCCATGTTATGTCGCTCTTATAAAAAGAGTGAATCAGGAGAAGTTATCTCCAAGTTGTTCTCAATGTAGATCAAAATACTTCGATGGTTTACCAAGCTGTCGTTGTGTTGATTCTACTTCTGAGAAGAGGGCCGAACAAATTCGTTTGGGTTTTGCTGTTATAACTCCACCCTCCCTTTGCAGGGTTGTTGGTTACTCTAATATTGATAAATCAGGCTTAAAATCTGGCACTACTGGTTATCCTGTTGGAGATTATATTGTTGTCCCAAGACATGGTATATCTGGTTTACCATTAGTTGAAATTGTTGTTGATAACAAGTGTTATCCAGTTGAGAATCCATTTAGGTGCAAATCTATGCCGGATCAGCTGTGGTATAAAAATCCTTGTGTTAATAAATTGTCAAATAACAAAAAGAGATACAGGTCCCCCAAAGTTAGTGAGTCTGTTTCTCTTCATTGGCAAACTGACAAGTATTCTATGTCAGTTGGTTCTGTTATTGACAAAACATATATAGGCACTGATCATAAGATTGAAGTGTGTTCATATAATGGTTCAACTGTTGAGGGTTCTTGTGGAGGTCCATATATATCATCTGTTGATGGTTATGTTGTTGGGTTCCATGGTATTGGTGGTCATGGTAGCACCAAACCCCAATTTTATCCTATATGTGATAGTTGGATATCATGTGTCTCTGATAGATGTCAGGGAAAATCACTAGAGAAAGGTGATTATTTTGCAGCCCATGATGTTGAGAGTGATGTGGCTTACAATGATATTTGGACTGGTGTTATTAATGACAGAAATTCATCTTTAGACGTTAGTTTAAAAGTGAAAGGGAGCAATTAAGTTTGATAGACATACTTGCTCCCTATCCTCTAACCTATACTCGTCTATCATCTCAGATTTTCCCAGATCTTGGCAGTTATATGCCATTCCTTGGTAAAATTGAGAGATTTTTTAAACCTAAATCGCCTGATTATAAAGACGATATAGTAGAATCATTTATACGAGAAAAAGGTGAAAATGTTCAGCAATATATGGATTATGTTGTTGTACCTAAACAAATTGAGCTGGCTAGTAAGTCGTTACTTAGATACGATCGAGCCCCAGATCCTCTCCCACAAGATATTAAGCAGCTTTATGAAATTGCTGGTACTTGGTTGGAGAAAGAATTTGGCCCTTATTTAAGTGGGTCACAATTATTTTCATATGATCGTGTTGTTAAAAATTTACAACCCGATAAATCTCCCGGTCTTCCTTGGACCTATAATTACAAAAATAAATTTGATTATTGGAATAGTCCAGATTCAGATTTTTTTGATTTATACTGGGAGAAATTAGGTACTGATGATTATGTCAGGTCCCTTTGCTCAGTTAGCATAAAAGAGGAAGTTAGACCAAAACAAAAGGTTGATGATGGTAAAGTCCGTACTATAATAGCTATGGACGTTAATCATGTTGTCGCGCACTGTAAACTCGCGATGCACCAAAATGAGATGCTCATTGACTCTAATTTGGAGCACAGTAGTGCTTTAGGTCTTAATATATTGGAAGGCGGTTTTGATAGGTTGAATACAAAGATGTCGCAGCTTGGTCCTAAAACTACAATGGAATTGGACGGTGTTCAGTTCGATGGTCGTACTTTAGAGTTTGTCCAGGATATTGTTGGCAAATTTAGATACAAAATGCTGGCTTATGAACACCAAACTATAAGAAATGAGAGAAGGATGACTAATATTTATAAAGAGTTGTCCAATGCGCCTGTCGTTAATGTTGATGGGTGTGTGTATGGTCGTGGGGCCGGTAACCCCTCTGGACAAGGTTGTACTACACCAGATAATGTTTTTAAAAATTATTTGGATATATGTGTTATGTGGATGATTTTAGCTCCTCCCGAATATAGAAATTTCGAGAGTTTTAAAAAATATGTTATAATGTGTATATGTGGTGATGATATTAATATATCTGTTCATCGTTTTTGCCATAAATTTTTTAATCCTGAGGCCATAAAATCTACTATGGGTAAAATTGGTATGGAGTACCATTTTGCTAGTATGGAGTTTCGTGATAATAGCGAGTGTACTTTTCTTGGTCACTCGTTTAAAAAATGTGAAATACCTGTGCATAACATCACTATGTATTTACCAACCATTACATGTAATAGAATGCG